ACTTTGGCTGCAGACTGGTTGAAAATTGAAAGTAATGCGTCTAATAGCAATATTTGTGTTATTCAGAATGATGGTGGGTCTACCACTTCATGCTGATATAGGAAGCATTACAGAACAACGTGGAGTAGGGCAGGTACTAAGAGACCAACCCTACGACACGGACTTAGGATTTGACATTGAGCAAATGGATGATGTGCGTACAGCTAATGGGCGATTAGGTATCACATTCATAGACGATAGCAAAGTCCGACTTACAGAGCATAGTAAACTTATAATAGACAAAGTAATCTTTGACCCCGACCCTAACAAGTCGCAGATGTCAATGAAGTTTGCAAGTGGAACAGCTCGTTTTATTACTGGTGGTATTGGCAAGATTAATAAACAGAATATTAAGATTGAAACACCAACATCACAAATAGCCATTCGTGGCACAGATTTTACTGTGACAGTGGATGAGCTAGGAAGAAGTCTAGTAATATTACTACCTGACGATATGGGACTTCCAAGTGGCGAGATTGTAGTTGCAACAGCCATGGGAGAAGTCATACTTAATAAACCATATGAATCGACAGTGACTAGTATGTGGGAGAGTACACCAACTACTCCGATGATATTAGATCTAACACTTGACATCATAGACAACATGCTCATTGTGAGCCCACCTAAAAAAGATGAAGAAGAAACTGCAGGACAAGTTGGAAATGATGACTCTGATGACAATATTCTTGATGTCGATTACCTCGCTTACGACGGGCTCGATATAGATTATTTAGAAGAGGACTTATCTTTTAACGAACTAGACATAGATTACCTAGATGTAAACTTTCTCGAAGACTTACTAGAAGTTATCGAAGAACTAGACGCACTTGCAATAAAAGAGCAAAGAGGTGCACAAGCTTTCTCAGAGTTTGACATACAGGGAACATTATTTGGGCAAGACCCAACAACACAGATTTTAACATTTGGAGACGCAGAAAAGATTACTATAATTCGTAGCGTTGTCCAATCAGTACAACTAGACCTCAACGGTGAGACAAGCTATAATATAATAATTGAACAAGATGGTAAAAGCTATAACATTATTCTTAATTCTGGCGACAACTCCAGTATTCGGATTCGACAGAGCTCAGGTTGAAGCTGACGCAGCTTTAATAAGAGCCTACGAAGAAGAAAGTAGAATATTCAAAGATTTACAGTGGAAAGATGAAACTCTTCCTGCACAGTGGTATGTATTCTGGAGTATACAAGTATTAGATGTTTACTCTACTCACAGAGGACTAAAGTATGATTGTATTAAAGAAGGTAATCCATTACTAGGAGAGAATCCATCCGTAGCACGCATGATTACTCACAAGACTCTATTTTTGGCTCCTTACTGGATGGTACAAAACGAAGGATTATACACAAGAACAGAGATAGATTTTGTAAATATATTAGGAACTGCAGTAGTGGTTAATAACTTTAATCTATTAAACAAGGCAAAAACAAGATGTACCAAAAGATAATAACAGCAGCACTTATGCTAGGACTCCTAATTTGGAATCCCTACCCTTTTCAGATTTTAGAACTTAAAACATTTGACTACTTAATTATGAATACAGAAGTAGTACAAAACGAGAACATTCTCATAGTTGACATTGATGAAGAAACAGTCAACGCTTATGGAGGATGGCCATTACCAAGAAGTGTCTACGGGGATGCTATCATGCAGACTCAGGCAGTTCCAGGCATTACAGTATTAATGCCAAACAAAGATTTACGAGGACCAATGCAAGATGATTATTTTGTACGAAGACTCGAAGTAAAACCAACAGTGTTAGCCTACGCGGCGTCAACACAAGTGCGCAACACAAAAGCTCCTCATGTAGGAACTGCGCAATTAGGAGAGGATCCATTACCATGGCTATACGAGTACCCAGGAATTATACCTACAGAACCCACGCTGGAGTCAAAAATAAAGGGAATAGGAGTAGTAACCGCTACACCGGAAATAGACGGGGTTACTCGTCGTATTCCCCTAGTCGTAAACGTAGGGTCAAAACTCTACCCGAGTTTCGCCTTGGAACTCTTAAGAGTCGCAGTAAACGATCCTTCGTACCAGCTAAAAACAACACCCGAAGGCGTTTTATGGGTTAGAATACCAAACTATCCACTTATGAATACAGATGCGAATGGTCGTATCTTTCTAAATTGGAACACGAACTTTTACAAACAGAGCTTACTAGAATATTTAAAAGAACCGATTGATGCACCTTTTGTAATCATCGGCACGACTGCAGAGGGTGTAACAAACCCTGTGCCGACCCCTGCGGGGGCTAAATACCCACATGAAATTCAAGCAAATATATTACACAATCTTATCAACGGTACTGCGCCTTCTGCACCGACCTGGACTCTTTCTGCTCAGCTTGCCTACAGTATACTTGGCCTCGCCTTACTGGCTCTTACGGTCTCTAGAGTCTATCTTTCTGTACTAGCTTTACTACTAGTTATAGCAGGTGCTATGTATGGAATGGGATATGCCTATAAATCTTCCTACTTACTTAACCTTAATGGTGTCGTAGTTATCTCGGTTCTTTATTGGGGCTATCATACTTTCCTGAGTTTCCTTTCCGAGTATCGTCAGAAACTCCGAATCAAACAACAATTTGGGACGTACGTAAGTCCAGACTTAGTAAAAAAATTACAGGAAGACCCAACATTACTGAGACTCGGTGGGTCGACCGAACAACTAACTTTTCTTTTTTCTGACATCAGAGGATTTACACCGATTTCAGAAAAATATCAAAAAAATCCACAAGGACTTACAAGTCTGATAAATCGTTTTCTCGATAACCAAACCGAGATAATTCTCAAGCACGGTGGTACAATAGATAAATACATGGGAGATTGCATCATGGCTTTTTGGGGAGCTCCGCTTCCTGACGAGAATCATATAGAGAATGCAACAAAAGCGGCTATTGAAATGAGAATAGCTTTGGAGAAATTAAATGAAACACTTCGAGAGGAAGGCCTTGATCAAATTAATACAGGTGCTGGGATCAATTCCGGGCCGTGCGTGGTGGGTAACTTTGGTAGTACTACACGCTTTGACTACAGTGTTCTCGGCGATGCTGTTAATCTGGCTGCTAGGCTAGAATCTAGTTGTAAGAATTACGATGCAGACTTAATTATATCTGAACACAGTTTAGTAGACGGTTATGAATACGAGTTTTTAGACGAGGTAACTGTAAAAGGCAAGTCGGAACCAGTTAAAATCTATACCATACGAAAATAGTACTTGACACCAGGTATAATTTTTGATATAATTTGGATAAAGATGTGGAAAGTTCCACAAGCAATAAAGGGGAATAACATGGAAGTAGAGCAGGTAGCTGCAGAACTCGCAAAACACGAAGCTATTTGTGCTGAACGATGGAAAACGGTATTTAATAATTTAGAACATATGGAGAGAGGAGCAGAGAAAAGATTTAATGGAATCGATGACCAAAACTCTAAAATAGAAACTATAATATTATCAAGTGCAGGGTTTCTGATTGTTACTTTAGCAGGTATTGTAGGCACTATGCTTTCAATGCATTAGGAGATAATTATGGAAATGAATTACAGTAAAAAAGATATAACAAAAGCACCTAAGATGAAAAAGGTGGTTAAGAAAGAAGTACCAGAAGGATGGGAACTTTATGAAAAAAGAGGAATGTGGCATCTTGTAGGAGCTACACATGAAATATTTACAACAAAACAGAAGGCAATAGAATGGCTAACGAAATAAAGAAAGCACTAGAAGAGGCTGTGGAGAAAGATAATGAGTCTCCAGAACTCTCAGCAAGAGTAAAAAAACTCTTAGCAAGAAAAAAGAACTTAAGAAGAAAATCACACAACCCAAAGCGTATTAGACGTGATAAGTAAAAAACAACTAGAAAAAGAATATATTTGGGTTCATGAGAATACTACTACAATGGCGGGTAAAACAACCATTAAGAATAAAGAAAGTATTAAACAAGTAATAGATAAAGTAAAACCTATTACTACCTTAGATTACGGATGTGGTAAAGCATGGCACTATACTCACGATAGTGTACATCATGAGTGGGGTATTAATATGCCAACACTATATGACCCTTACGTAAAAGAGTACAGTAAACTAGCAGGATATGGTAGCAAGTACTTCGATCTAGTACTATGTGTAGATGTGATGGAACATGTACTGGCAGAAGAAATTGATGAAGTATTGTACCAGTTATTCTTTTTAGGAAACTTTGTGTATTTTCACATAGATACTAAACCTGCAATTAAAAAATTTAAAGACGGAACTAACTTTCATGTTAGTCTGCATGAGAAAGACTGGTGGATAAACAAGTTAAATGAATATGGAACGAATTACCACGCAGACTTCAACGAATAAGAAGACACACGAAGAACGACTAAAGATATGTCAGGAGTGTCCATACTATAACAAGTTTTGGAAAACCTGTACAATATGTCATTGTTTTATGCCCCTCAAGACTAAATTAAGATGGGCTGAGTGTCCAGACGAGCCACCTCGTTGGACTTAGGAGAAAAAGTATGCCAGGACATTATGGAATGGGCAAGAAGAAGAAGAAGAAGAAAAAAGGCGGAAAGAAGAAAAAGTAACCAAAGTTTTAACCTGAGGAGGTGATCAACAATTTAGGACTGGATGACCTTATACTAAGCTAAAGAGCATGATATTATATCATGACACGGAAAAATATCGAGGGGTCTCCAGTCCGCCCTTTAACAAAGAATTATGCAAAAAACACCATACGAAATACATAGAGCCTGGGAAAACGATAACGCAGTTCCAACTGATAGGGAAGTGCCTGTTTACTATGGGGATATATTTTCTCGAAGAGGCAATACTAGATTATTTAAAAAAGAAACTTGGGATAGACTAGAAGAAGAAGGCAGAGCTACTTTTAGTTCTATAGGATTACAACCATTCTGTATTTGGGCAGATGCACACACAATTAGCGTTCAAGATGAAGTAATAACGATCACTCGAGACACCACTAATAGTGTACGCAAATTCCAATATGGATTAGATACTTTTAATACTATATGCGTAAAAGATTTAAACGAAGCAAGAAAACTAGAAAATAATAACGCACTCTTTGGAGGTTTATACTGTGTAGATTTCAGTACTAAAAACCTTTATAGATACACTGTAAAAATAAATAATAAAACAAGACTTGAGAGGATCTTAAATACTTATGTAACTGGACTTCCATGGTTTTTTAGCCACGGCAATAAAGTTGATAAGCAGTCGTTTTGGCGAGGAACTTTAAATACGCTAAACGATAATCGTAGTGGCCAAGGCTACTAGGATAAACCGCGTATAAATCGCAAGGAGTACTTTATAGTACGATAGGAGATAAGTATGTTAGGATTCTTTGAATGGTTAACAGCTTGGATAGCAGTCTTACCTACAGTGGTAATGATCTGTTCTCTAATAGCAGCTTTGACTCCAACCCCTATAGACGACGGTTGGATGAAGAAAGTCTACAAGTTAGTAGACTGGTTTGCCTTAAATGTTGGTAAAGCTAAAGACAAATAACATTTCGGGGGTATAGTGGGCTGAAACGCCCACTATGCATTGAGGAGATTCAATGGCAAGAAAAAGAAAAAAGGCTAAGAAAAGACCAGTACCTACAAACCCAACTCTTTATGCTAGAGTAAAAGCACAAGCAAAGAGAAAGTTTAAGGTATATCCATCAGCGTATGCCAATGGATGGTTAGTAAAAACTTACAAAGCCAAAGGCGGAAGGTATCGAATGGGTACTGGGAGAAAGAGAAAGTAATGAAAGCAATATTAAGAGATGGAAAAATTATAATTAAAGGCGGACATACTGATGCTGCCTCTGCAATAACAAGTTGCAAGGTTATAATTAGTCATTGCCAAATGATTCTAGACGGTCTTGAAGGAAAAGAAGAAATGTCTCTAGAAACATGGTGGACAAATAAGATAGCAGTATCTGAACATGAACTTGTTCAAGCAGCCAATTATTTAGTAAGTGGTGATGTAGAGCATGACCATGGCGAAACCTAAAGGCGGACTAACTAAATGGTTTAAAGAGGGATGGGTAGACATTTCTCGTAAAAGAAAAGGTGGAGGACACCCACCATGTGGAAGAAAATCTGCACGAAGTAAGGGAGGATATCCCAAGTGTGTACCAGCAAGTAAAGCACGAAGAATGACTGCAGCACAAAAAAGATCAGCAGTTACTAGAAAGAGAAGAGCAGGTAATCCTGGAGGCAAACCAAGAAATGTATCTACTTTTGTAAAAAGAAAAAGAACCACTAGAAGGAAAAAACGATGAAGTATTACCAAGTAACAACACCACCTAGAATAGTACCAAATGTACTAACAAAAGAAGAGTGTGAAAAAATTATAGCATCTGGTACGAATTATATAGTAGATGAGTTAAGAAGAGACTTACAAAAACAAGACCAGTTTTCAGACAAAGAAACAATACTCAGTAGAACAGAAGGTAGAGGAGTATTAGAAAAGTTTCGTAAGATTAAATTTTCAGAGATCGACCCTGTATTTGATACATGGGAAGGTAACCCTGTGTACACATGTAAACTTATTAAGTATGAAGCTGGAGATCACGTTTCGGCGCACAGAGACTCCCAATGGATGTGTCTGAGCAATTACTGGAAACCAAACACAAATTTAAAGTCAGAGAAAGTAGTAGTAATACCACTAAATGATGATTACGAAGGAGGAGATTTTATTGCAGATGGCAATACAATACCTCAAGAAGTTGGGACTGCAATTGAATTACATTGCGATCCTTTTTCACCAGAGACTAGTCCAGTTCATGGTGTTACAAAAATAACAAAAGGGACAAGATATTCACTAGTATCTTGGAGCTTTTCATAGGACAAAAATTAATAAGGAGAAAGTAAGATGACCAATCGTGCACTTGACCAAAAGTTTGAGATGACACAAAGGTTAGCACAGATTGAGATATCAGTAGCGGCTCTTATAATAAAAAGACGTCGAACACTTACTAATCTAATAAAACTGAAAAATTACGCAACTATGCAGGAGTGTGTTTTTCGAGATAAGCAATTAAAAAAGCTTATAGGAGATAGAAATGGCTAGAACAGGATCATTTTTAAGCGGACCTACTGGTGTACATGGTACTCAGAAGATTCGTAAACATAAACTAAAAAGAGGACTCACCAGAGACTTAAACTCAGCAGCAGGAACTTTTGTTAATACAAAAAGCCCTATGTCTAGTGCAGCAGGTTTTTATGGTGCAGCCCCAAAAGCAATCGGACCAAGATTTGGCAAAACAGTCAAACCTAAGTCAGCAAGATTTGGCAAACGAACAGCGGGAAGAATATTACCTAGAAGGAGATAATCATGCCACGTAAACGTGACCCCCGGCTAAAAAGAGCAGGTGTAAGAGGATTCAATAAGCCCAAACGAACACCTGGACATAAAACTAAGTCACACATAGTGGTGGCAAAAGTTGGAAGTAAAATAAAAACTATTCGTTTTGGACAGAAAGGAGCTAAGACAGCAGGGAAACCAAAAGCTGGAGAGTCTCGTAGAATGAAAATGAAACGTAAGAGTTTTAAAGCTAGACATAGAAGGAATATTGCTAGAGGCAAAATGTCAGCAGCTTATTGGGCAAATAAAGTTAAATGGTAAAAAGGAGATAATATGGGTATACCCACTACTGACGGAAGAAAGGTATGGTTAGATGAAAGTCAAATCCATGCACATAAATTTTTAAGCAAAATGTTAAGTGTCGAAGAACAACGCCAACTATCATCTGCAGAGAAGAATTTAAAACAGATGTCAGCCTCCTTTTTATATCTTTACGAAAAAGCCGCAGATGCAGGTCTTTTAGANGAGACCGATGAACTATTAACATTTTTTAATGAGACTATACATTGATAACATTAAGTAGAAAAGATATACTCAGCAATGAGTTAATGTCTTTTGATGAAAACAAATTCATAAAACTACCTATAGATAGTTATATGGAGTTGCTTGGAGTTAATCCAAATAGTTCCCAGACAGCATTAATCAATGCTATCAACAATCCTAAGTACCGTTTTGTTTGTGCTGCGATTTCTCGTAGACAAGGTAAAACTTATATTGCAAACATAATAGGTCAATTAATAACTTTAGTACCAGGTTCTAATGTACTACTGATGTCCCCTAACTATTCATTGTCTCAAATTTCTTTTGAATTACAAAGACAATTAATAAAGCACTTCGATTTAGAAGTTACTCGAGATAATGCAAAAGATAAAGTTATTGAGCTTTCAAACGGCTCTACAATACGTATGGGTTCTGTTAACCAAGTGGATTCGGTTGTGGGTAGGTCTTATGATCTCATCATATTCGACGAAGCAGCCCTTGTTGACGGCAAGGATGCTTTCAATGTTGCGCTCAGGCCTACATTAGACAAAGCAAACTCTAAAGCAATCTTTATATCTACTCCAAGGGGTAGAAATAACTGGTTTGCAGAGTTTTGGCACAGAGGATTCAGTGATGAGTTTCCAGAATGGGCGTCTGTTAGGGCAACTTACCACGAAAATCCACGATTATCAGAGTCTGATATAACAGAAGCTAAAAGAACTATGTCAGAAGCTGAGTTCAACCAAGAATATATGGCTGACTTTAATGTATTTGAAGGACAAGTATGGGCATTTGACCATGAAACTCAAATTATGGACTTATCCGAACTAGAAACTAGAAGGATGGACATATTTGCAGGAATGGACGTAGGGTACAAAGATCCAACTGCCTTCTGCGTTATTGCATATGACTGGGATGCGCAAAAATTCTACTTAGTAGATGAATATTTAGACTCTGAAAGAACAACAGAACAACACGCAATAGAAATACAAAAATTAATACAAAAATGGGATATAGATTATATCTACATTGACTCTGCTGCTCAACAAACACGATTCGATTTTGCACAAAACTATGACATTTCCACTATTAATGCCAAAAAGTCAGTACTAGATGGTATAGGATGTGTGGCTACTGTAGTAGACAACAATCAATTATTCGTGCATCAAGGATGTAAAGAGTCTTTATTATGTTTAGACCAATATCAGTGGGATCCTAATCCTAATTTATTAAGAGAAAAACCTAAACATAACTATGCTTCTCACATGGCAGACGCGCTACGATATGCAATATATTCGTTTGAAACAAGCGCCACTACATTCTAATTATACCTATCAAAAATAGTTCTTGACATGAGTTTAAAATTNCGATATAATTCTATTATACGAGTAGGTTTATGACTTTAANNAGAGATTTAGTTAAATATGTTCGTGACAAGGCCAAGTCTAAATATAAAAAAGGAACGGANTGTNACATTTGNGGAAGTACAGAGAATCTGGANTTNCATCACTNNAACGGATTAACTGAGTTACTAGAATGGTGGATGAAAAAACAAAACATCACCATAAAAACTGAAGAAGAAATACTAGCACTTCGTGAAACTTTCATAAAAGAAAATTATGACGAAGTATATAACCAAGCTGTTACTTTATGTCATATGCATCACATGAGATTGCATACAATATACGGAAAACGACCCAAATTAATGACAGCAACAAGACAACAAAGATGGGTGGAGATACAGAGAGACAAATATGGCATGGTATGATAGATTTATAGGCAGAAGCGAAGAGGTTAAAGAAAATCCTGCGCAGTATGTTATATCTCGCGACCAAGGCCTAACAATTGATAGTCGCGAAAGAATCCATACATATAGAAACGCTTACGAACAACTAGAAGTAGTAAATAGAGCAGTCAACATGATTGTTGATGATTCTGCTGAAGTACCTTTTGATGTTGGTGAGAAGATTCAAGGCATAACGCCTGTTAAGAAAGAAGTTAGAAGAACTAGAGTCGACCTACTGTTAAACAAAGAACCAAATCCATTTCAAGATGTAAGCACATTTAAAAGAAATCTCTTAATAGACTTACTAATTGATGGAAATATATTTGTTTATTATGATGGTAGACATCTTTATCATCTTCCAGCGGAGCATGTAACCATACATAGTGATGATAATACTTATATTGAAAAGTTTTCATACGATAACACTATAGATTACAAACCTTCAGAAATTATACATATTAAAGAAAACAGTTTTAACTCTATTTATAGAGGAGTACCTAGACTCAAACCAGCACTAAGAACTATGCAGTTGTTAGCAAGTATGAGAAACTTTCAGGATAACTTCTTTAAAAACGGAGCAGTACCAGGATTGGTACTGAAGTCACCAAACACTCTTTCCGAGAAAATCAAAGAAAGAATGTTACAGGCTTGGGTTGCTAGATACAATCCTCAGTCAGGTGGAAGGAGACCATTGTTTTTAGACGGTGGTTTAGAAGTGGAAAACTTAACGGAAATTAATTTTAAGAATTTAGACTTTCAAGAAGGCATAGCCTCTAATGAAAAGATTATTCTTGAAGCGTTAGGTATACCACCAATCTTGATGGATAGTGGCAATAATGCTAACATTAGGCCAAATCACAGATTGTATTACTTAGAAACCATACTACCAATCACAAATAAGATTAAGTATGCTTTCGAGAGATACTTCGGTTTCAAACTTGATGAAAATATTGCAGGTATTCCTGCTTTACAGCCAGAGTTAAGAGACCAAGCAAGTTATTTTGCTACTCTAGTTAATTCTGGTATTATGACACCGAATGAAGCAAGGGAGGCACTAAGACTTGAAGAAATCACAGGATTTGATCAGCCAAGAGTTCCTGCGAATATCGCAGGTTCAGCCTCAAATCCAGAAGAAGGCGGCAGACCTCAAGAGGCCGCGCCAAGCGAGGAAGAATAATTATGACAAAAGACATGATGGTAAAGGCTTTGTCCGATTTTATAGCCAGCAAAGGCGTTGAAACAATGGACTTAGTAACATATAAAAGTTTTGGCAACGACGTACCTGTTAAAGACTTTATGCTTAGAAGAGCATTTGGATCTTGGAATAGAGTATGTGCAGTTGTAAAAAAGAGATATCCTGTCCAAGTAGCAGTAAAAGAAGCACCTAAGAAGGTAACTCCTAAAAAGGTAGCTCCTAAGAAAGTAACTGTTAAAAAGGAAGTTAAAGATGTCAAAAAATAACGAAAGAGTATATCAATGGACTAGCACTTTTAAATCTTTAGGTGAAACTGAAGATGGTGGAATTAATATAAAAGGTTCTGCAAGTACAAACGGACTAGATAGAGCTGGAGATATTATCGAAACGGAAGCATGGATGAAAGGTGGATTGGAAAACTTTAAAGGTAATCCAATTATTCTTTTTAACCATGACTATAATAAACCAATTGGCAGAGCCACTGGTTTAGAAGTAACGGATAAAGGCTTAGAAATATCTGCAAAGATATCAAAAGCAGCCGGCGATATTACTCAATTAGTAAAAGACGGTGTTCTCGGAGCATTTTCAGTTGGATTCAGATGCAAAGATTCTGAATATATGACTGAAACCGATGGATATAAAATAAAAGACGCGGAACTTTTTGAAGTTTCTGTAGTATCAGTACCTTGCAACCAGGGGGCAACCTTTGGACTAGCAAAGTCATTTGATAGTATGGACGAGTACAGAAAGTACCAAAAAGAAATTTTACAGGCTAACTCAACCGCAGCAGCAGACGCTGTTAAAATTGAGCAGCCAAGCGAGGAGAAATCCTCATCAACGGAGACTGATATGTCAGAAGAGAAAAGATCTCCTGAAACTTCAATCGACCTTGAAGCATTTGCAAAAAAAGTAGCAGAAGATACTGCGACTAAAATTGCTATGAAGCAAGCCGAAGCAAAGGCAGCAGAAGAAAAAGCACAACAAGAAGCAATTCAAGTTGAGGCTGAAGAAAAAGCTGTTCAAGAAGCTAAACAGGAAGAAACAAGAACTATAGTGGAAGCTGGTTTGACAGGAGCTGAAAAGCTAATGAACGACCTAGAAGCTAGAGTTAACGAAAAAAATGAAGACTTGAAAACAGTAGTCGACAGCCTAGAAAAACAACTAGCAGAAAAATCAGAGGAAATCATGAGCATTCGTGAGTCCAAAAGAACTTTTGCTAAAGGTAACGGCGGCGACTGGAAGAAAGACTTCGA